CCTTTTGTTTTCGACTAAGTGATTTATTTAGTCTTCTTAACTTCTTTGTGTTATTTCGTTTGATTTTAATATTCTCATATCTCTCACCATTTGAGTCAATTATAAAATCCTTAATGCCTAAATCAATACCGAGTATGCTATCGGATTTATGTAAATTTTTAGTTCTATTATCTTCTATAAGAATTGAAAAATAATATTTGCCTGATTTGGTTTTGGTTAAAGTAGCCGACTTAATTAAGCATTTATTATGATTTAAGTATATTTCATCTGCAACACTACATTTATAATGAATATTAGATAATGACCTAATTATATTAATTCTATTGCCTTTAAGACCTATTATAGCATCAATAGGAAATCTACAAGATTGCTTATTATCTTTCTTTGATTTAAATTTAGGGAAGCCATTACCATTCTTGAAAAAGTTTTTATATGCAATATCTAAATTGATTAATGTTTGCTGCAAAACTTTTGAGTGACTTTCTTTCAGCCAAGAATATTCTTCTAATGATTTAAGCTCAGTTAAATGCTTTCCCAATTCACCGAAGGATATAGATTTTTTATCAATATTATATTGTTCAATTTTATAAGCTAAGCAATTATTGAATAAGAATCTACAAGAGCCAAGAAGTTTAGTAATATAAACTTCTTGATCATGATTTGGGTAAATTCTTATTTTAATAGCTTTCAGCATAAATTGATTTTGTATGGTGTTTACATACGTATATAAATACCATGAAAATAAAAAAAAGTATTATTTCAAAGGCTCTAAATTATACTTTTTCATTATTTTTTTTAGATTTATAATATATGCATGCATATTATCAGCATATTTCTTTTTCTTTATAAAATCTATGTAGCTTCCGCTTACGAAATACTTATCTTGCCATATTTTAAATGATTCAACGCTGGTTTGCCATGTCGAATAGGTTTGATATTTTCCATCATGCCCTTTAAAGCCAAATAAGTTGTTTTTATGCTTTATTTTATTTAAATGTCCTGTTTCTAGTCTCACTTGCGCCATGACGATATTGATATCCTTTACGCCAAGTCTGCATAGTTCATTGTAGACATTCACCAATGTAAGTTCATTTTCTTCGCCTGTGGATGACTTATTTGCCACTACAAATCCGCTAAGTAGCGAAATTGTCATTAAAATTGCGATCAACATTATTGTTTTTCTTACCATATTTTACGTCTTTTATATTATACTTATACGTTTAAAAATTGTATTTGTTACAATTATACGTACTTATTTTTCTAAAAGATGTGAAATAGGCTAGTTTTTGCATGAAAAATCATGCACTATATAGCTGTTTCGTACTTAGTGCATTTATATGCAACTTATAAAATCATGTTCATTTGCGACAAAATTTGTATTTTTGTGCATAACCTGCGACAAAATTTGTAAATATACAATGTTTGTTATAACAAACGCAAACATATCACATGGTTTATTATAGCAAACATTATGAAATATTTCTATGAACTCTTAATATGGACTTTCGTTTTCCGATTGGATCAAGATTTCTACCAATGTTTACAATCTTTTTAAATGTGCTTAAGCCAATATTTGCATTTTTATTTTCTAATGCCGATACACCACTTCTGCTTATTCCGCAAAACTTGGCTAAATCGTCTTGCGTTAAATTATTCTTGATTCTTATACATTTTATCAGAAGTGGAACATTATCTAATACCTCAATCATATTTTCGACTTTAGACCAATCCAGTTCAGAAGAATTTAAAATAAATTTATTATTTATGGGGCACTGGATATTTAAAAGTTCATCATTTTGATCGAGATAATAATTTATCCAGTATCTTTCTCTCACAGTAAGATTGGATAATTCAATATTCTCCTCAATAATATCTATAACAGGCTCTAAATGATATAGCTTCAATTCTTCCACCCATTTATTAACACTAACATTATGCGAATGCCTTATATGTTTTAGAGGTCTGTTATAGCCTACTGTTGTTTTACCAATATAGCAATAAATATCATTTCTAGGGTCTATTAGCCCATACACTAAATTATTTTTCATTTGTTTTATATTTTACACATAAATACGTTATAAATATAAAAAAACTATGATATGTGTAAAATATTATTCATATAAGTGATAGTGCAATATATTGCACATTACATAACAATTCTGGCAATAATGCATAAAAAATGCCAGAAAGTGTTGTCTATTGCACTTTCTGGCATTATGATTTACCTATAAATTTTATTGCTAGGATTATTCGGATTGAGATTTAGTAAAGCAATATCGCTAAATTCACCTCTTTCGTCTGCTTTTTTTGTACCGCCGTCATTACTATTGGTAATGTAAATCCGTTTGCATTGGCAAATGATATGGCGACCTGAATCAAATCGGCAAATTCAGTAATGTCTTTATGGTCAGATCGCTGTATTTCATCAAGTTCCTCATAAACTTTTAGAGCATAGAATTCATTCAATTCTTTCTGATTTGTTATATGTTCGAATTCGCTTTCTTTATAGTACTTGATTATCTTATCTCTTATTAGCTTTTTCATGTCTATAAGTAATAGTTGCTTGGAAAACAATGGTTCACTCTTAAGAACTCTTCGTCAAGGTCTTCAAGAATTGAATAACATCGTTTTTTTAAAATTGTGTACGGATGATGTATGTACTCATAATGCTCGTACCAAAGCCTTTTTACTTTCTTTGGCTCGGCGATGTATTCTTTAAAGTATGCGGATTCGATAATGTCCTCTATGCCAAAGACTGGCTTCGACAATCTTCCCAGATAGTCTAGCATAAGAACAGTTTCATCATAAAGAGGCTCGTGAGTTTTATTACTAATTTCGCCAGTGCTTTGCAATTTAGCTAATCTTTCTTTGAATTTTTCAATTTTTATCTCTGCTTCCGATAATTTTTCAGTGTTGTCAGGAAGATCGAGTTCAATGTGTAAAAATGTGTTTGGTGTTCCCATAGCAAAATATAATTTAATTATATGATTATTTTAATTCTTGATAATTTTTACAATAATTTTTAAATTCTTCCCATGATTGGGACAAATTAGCCTTTTCGATATAAAGCTCAAAAAATTTTCCAGATTTGTCTGGTTTGAAATGATCTAGTTGCCATTCGCCGTTAGTATTTCTTAAATAAACTTCTTCATATAGTCCAGATAAATTTATGAAGTCTGTGATACCGTTGGAATACGATATATCATAATCATTATTATGCCTGGCAATATAATTCGTAGCATTATACCAGTCCACAACAAAGTTACCCGAATCAAATGATTCGATAACATGTTTATCGTAAGCCTTATTGCTGTCCTTGCCAGTGAAGATGATTATTGACAAATATATTATGTCTCCGCCGCATATGCCAAATCGGACAGACATTGTAACTTTTTTAGAGGTCATAGACGGTTACATCAACAGCAATATTCGATTTTATTAATGCTTCTATAACATTCCAATCTCCCCCAGCAAGTCCTGCCCCAAAACGTGGGCAATGTATTGTGAAGTTATTTTTAATAGCATATTCATTAACAATTTTCAGTGCCGTATTGATTGCGTCATACCTGATTGGGGCCGCATTATTTTCTGTCCGAATACCATGCTGGCCAATCATATTTACAACAGTGATATCGGATTCCACAGGAACAAATTGTACACCGCCAAGCATTGTACTTTTAAATGCTCTATATCTTGCTTCTGGCTTAGCCCAACGTTTAGAAAGAGCTAATACGAAACCTGCCCCCCATTTGTTTTCATCATTACAGCAATGTATGATTAGCTTATTTCCCTCGCCAATCGGTTGTGTGGCGTCACCTTTAACATATTTGATCATTTGTAAAAGATTGAAAGAGGTAAAGTGTATGGTAGTGATTGATCATAGTCAAAACATAGATCAGGTTCTTTAATATTATCTGACAATGTCGGAATATATGTGTACATATCAAAGTTTAGGTTTTGTACTCTACCATTTGCAGTGTACGTATTATCATTCAACATTTTTACAATAACATCATTATCATAGATAACTGTATTATGCTCATAAAGTGAGTAAAATACAGTTCCTTTAGGCAAAGTCCTAAAGGAACCAATTTGTGCTTTTTCGTTTTTCATTTACTTAAGCTTTTGCAAATTCAATTTCAAATTGTTTTCCAATTAAGTCGGCGTTAAACTTTTCAATGAGTTCAATGAAATAAAACTGCGTTTCGATGTTCAATGTTTCGATATAATATTTATTAACGAGCGATTTGGCTTTGTTAATAGTATCACCGTTAATAGCCGTCATAATAGGCACTTCTGGATTGGCCGAAGCCAAATCGTAAAGGCGTTCCCTGATTTTGCTCTGAATAGAACTTAAGCTATCAACAGCATTCTTATAGTCAATACGAAAATCGACTACGCTTTTTCTTTTTTTGGACATTGTACTTATTTTAAATCGATTATACGTGCTTCAATAATTTTTAGCATATCTGCCAAAGGTCTTTTATCTGCTTGTGCTTTTAACGCTGTTTCGATAGGCATTTGATTCAAACGAATCTTTTCAGCCATCTTTTCCAGCTCAACCTTTTCGTATGCTATGTAATCGTTTTCGAAAAATGATGGCTCAATTGCATTTATTTTCTTACCTGTACGATTGATTACGCTGATTGGGAAATATTCAGATACTCTTATTTTACTTGAATCTGAGGTAGGTACAGCTACCACATGCGATGGATTTATCAAACATAAAAGAACGGTATCTGTTGGGTCTGCAAAAGTTTCAACATACTTTGTACTTCCAACATGTAAGCCATAACTACAATCCTGATTAGGATCACCGTCGCATTCCTTTCTGTCCATGTAAACTGGCTGTCCCAAAATGATCTTGAATGTGCCAGTACGCTTATCAGTATAAATGATCGTAGGCTTTAAGACTTCAACAGGTTCTTCGAGAACTTCGGCAACAACTGGTTCATTTACAAACGGAGCAACAGGTGCAGGAATTGCCTCAAATAGTCTTTTTAGACAACCTACTTTCGTAACTTTTTTTGTAGCTAAATTCCATTTGTTAAATGTTTTTGTCTCTGTTGCATGATATTTACCGTCAACATCTGTAGTGTAAACAGTATAATTTTTCGGAGCGCATTTCCAAGTGGTCTTAACTTTATTATGCTCATTGATGATAAACCGTTCAAATTCTGATAGCCCATTTGCGACAATACTTAAATTTGCGACAATGCTTAAATCCAATTGTTCTTGATCACTTGTTAGTCGATCAAACTCTGCTTTTGCAGCAATTTTTTTAGCCTCGGCAACAGGAGTCGGGTCGACATAAAGTTTAACCGCCTTATATGCAAGAAAATAGCCATGAGTTGTAAGAACAAGATTGAATTTGCTAATGAAATCAAACAAGGATTTGCGTACCTTTTCGTCAGGATTGTTCATTAATAATTTCCAAAAGACGACAATCGGTTCATATGGGAAATCATTGTCGTGATAGTCTTTAACCACGTCCAGAATTGCATTTGGGACAGGTGTATTAAAACCTTCGAGATATATGTTACCATCAATAAGGTCGCACTCAAAGCCAGCTATTATGACTTCCCTCACCTTGTTATTAAGAAATAGATATAGATTTTTCACATTAAGGTCTGTCGGATCAGCCTTTGTTTTTAGTATCATGGCAAAGATGTTTTTTGCTTCCTCTGTTGATGCACAAACTTTCTTTTCCATAATACCGTTAACGGACAGATTTATAATACTTCCGAGTTTTATCGCTTCAATTACATTCATTTTAATAGTATTGATTTGTTACTTATACGTTAATATTTTATTTTTGTTACAAAAATTTCAAATTATTTTAGATTTTGATAACTGATTTTATAAACTCTGAAAATTCAGGATTATGGCCATAGTTATTTGGGATATTTATGAATTGGAAAACATTTCTATATTTATTACAAATGTTATTAATCATTGTAATAGTTTCGTAGTATTCCTTATTCTTGGCATGTTTTTTATCCTTGTCAATTTTAAAATATCTTTCAAGTGATAATCTTTCATCTGTCTTAAAAAGATGCTTTATCGGATTTGCGTATAAAAAATCTGTTAAAGCTGTTAATTTAACGCCAATCTCAGGAAAAATTGTTTTGAAATCAGATGATCTGTAAAAAGGATCGAGTGACGAATATTTCACAGATATTTTACCTATATGATAACTACTCTGTACCATGTTTTCTTTACGTTTAAAGAATCTTTTGTATATGTCATCAATGCTACAAATGTCTTTTAGGTGCTTAAGCCTTTTCATGTTTACTTTAGACACCATGATGAACATAACCTTGGCTTTATTATTATCAGTATAAAATCCCTTAGATTTGTTATATCTATCAGCAATATCAGTTCTAGGCGAAAATAAATCTATAAAAACGTCACTTGCAAATCTCATTTCGTCATATTTATCAAAATCGCCATAGATTACAGTGCCTTTAAATTTAGCAAGTTCAGTGAATTTCATTGTATATCTGCTAATATTGTTAAAACTGTAAACAATGGATACAGTAATATTTTCTTTATCTGCTGAATATAATCTGGCCGTTTTAAATGTTTCGGGTACGTCAATGTCGGCATATTTAGGAATACGTTCCTCAACAATGTCCTGATATTCATTAACCATATCGAGCATTTTGTAGTACAACTCAGACATTTCAACATCGCCATTATCATTAGTTCGACATAATTCAGAACGTTTAACGTTGAACATTTCAGCAAATGTTCCAACATTTCTTGCAAATGGATCGGCACTGATTAAATAGACCGTAGTATTCAGACTTCGAATATATTGGTGCTTAACAGCTTTTCGCTTATAATCATCACCAGCCAGATACAGATTGTCATGATTTAACTGAGAATACGCACCATCGAAATAATCCTCTTTAGATTTAGACGTAATTTTTTTACCGTATACAATTATTTTGTAAAGATTATTAAACAAAATAGTATCGGCAACCATTGGAATATCGTCATATTTGAAATTATTAAGCTTAATATTGGCAATTTTATACAGATTACCAAAAGGCAACATCATTCCATTAGGCAAATATAGATTACCAAAGTTTGCTTTATAATTTAAATAGTCTCTGAGTGTTACTACATTATCATACTGTGCTGAAATCAATACTTTAACCTCGGCCTTAGCATCTTTTAATTTTTTCGTTAAAAGCTTGATGGTAGCTTCTGAATAATCAATAGCTTCACGCGAAGTTATGACATTAACGTCGCCTATTTCAAGTTTGATGGCAATAGGTAACTTATAATCAGATTTATCGAGTTCAAGAATTTCATAATTAATAGGATATGCTACTTTACCCAAACATACGTGCATTGAATCTGAATAATGCAATCCTCGGTATACAAAATTGCTACCACGTAGTACATTGAACTCATTGGTGATACGCCGATCTTCGAAACCTTCGAAGATAATGCTATCAAAATAATATAACTGTTTAACAATCTCAGTTTCGAATTTATACATGTCTTTACCTAGGACAGGAATACGCACTTCCGTACCATTGCCTTCGAGACATTCTTCAACGTGCATCAGATTGATAAGAGGCGTTTTTGGGCCTTCATAGATGCAATAGGTATATTTCTTTGAATCATAAATCGTGATTACGAAAAAGCTATTATCCTGTTCGGTAATTCTGTCGCCGACTTGTCTGTAATAAGCAAGGGGACTTTTCGATCCGAGACCGAAACCGCCGATCTGTGTGTTATCATTTTGTTTTGTACTTGTGAATAGGACATTGTACACATCTGAAATTCTTACAGGTGACATTCCTACTCCAAAGTCAGTAAAAGAAATATACTCAATCCTTGTGTGAATATCAGTTCCTCGTCTAATAAGAATAGGCTTTGTAACATTTGCTTCGATGTGACTATCGAAGCAGTTACTGGTGATTTCGCGAACGACACTACCAATTGGATTGGAGTATGTATTCTTTGTAAACATTCTAAAGAAAATTTGCGCAGCATCGGCACTAACACTCATTGCAACAGATGTGCTTAATGTTGAGTCAATTTCAGTGTCATTGTTCGTTTTTACAAGAATCATAATTAAAAAATTTTTAAATTGTTATGTGATTATACGATAGTTCTTCAAAAAGGTTACACATTAATTTTTATAATTTTAATGTGTATCGGTCAATATCAGAGCCAAACATTGTTTTTGCACAATTAGCACCTATATTAAAACAGCCTTGGGATTGTTCAACGGTGTCGATTTCCTCTTCTGTGACATCATTAGGTAAACATGTGCCCCTATATGTAACATGAACAGCTAAAGGATTTTTCCCAACCTTTTTACCACAATACTCGCAACAGTCTGTTTGAACGTCGTCAGGTCTTTTTGGATTACTCCAAATATTATACTTCCGAGAGTATTGTAATACCGCTAATAATTCTAATGAGTTTTTCATATTACAAATTAATTTTTAGCTGGCAATCTCCAAGATGTATAGCTTCGTAAAAATGTCTCGCTTCCAGTTAATTTTAGTTTTTTGATTATTTCGAGTGCTTGTATATTCGAAATGTCTGTTTTTAATGCAGTATTTTGCGAATCTTTGCGAACATATTTTACAAGCCTGTACGTATCATTATGTTGAAGAATAACCCATAGATGATTCCAATCCTTACATACCAAATCAACATTTATTTGATTATTGCCAGTTATTTGAAACTCGCCAACAAGATATTTAAATTCTTTTTCCATGATATTTAATTGTTTTTCATTTATACGTATAAAACAAAAAAAGGTTACAAATTAATGCAACCTTTTTTCTAATTCATTGAATATCTTGTTATTTGTATCCCATTTCAGTCATAGCTTTACCTATGTCTGACTTAACACGTATGATTGAAATTGCTGGATTTTCTGGCTTATAACCTAAAGAACCAAACCATAACTTAAATGCTTCGGGAAATTCACTTGAAGTATTAATACGTTTACTGGCATTGTTAACCATATTAGCATTTGCACTTGCTCTCTGTAAAGTCGCTACATCCGATGGCACAGGAGCACCTTGATTTGTAGCCTGTGGTGTAACAGCTGATGTTGTCGCGTTTGCTTGCGGCGGAAGCGGTGCTATTTGTTCATCTGTACGCATTTGAGGGTGATTACCTGCGTCATCAGGTATTAATGTTGTACCCCCAGCCATTGATGATGGCGGCGGCGTAGCCGATGATGGATTGTACGTATCAAGAATTTCGTTAATTCTCTTAGCTATATGAGATATTTCTTTCTTAGTTTCTCGTTTCATAATTAATTGTAAAATGTAAGAATGCCTGTATTATATAATGTAGATTCTGTTTGGCGTCTAAAAGTGAGGCCTTTGTAAACAATCCCAGCAGATTTGTTCCACATTCCAAAACAAGTTGCTATATCAGGTGTTTTAACAATACCTTTTACTCTTTTTAATAATGTAGATTTCACTAAATTATTAAACCCACAATTATACGCAAACGAAACCAATGCGTCAAATTGATTCTGTTCCAATGTAAGTTCAAGTGAATTAATATTGTCCTCAAATTTTTTTAAATCTTCTTCAAGATATTGTTCAGCTTGTTCGACTGTGATTGTTAAATATTGTGGGAAATATTTAATAACATCAGCTATTGTTTTGATCCATGTGCCATCTGGCTTAGATAGTGCTCTACCCCAGCCTATTGTGTATATTCCGCTACAATCTTTTTTTGGTTGTAGGCCTATTTGACTTAAATCGCCATCATTAAGTGATTCATAGTGCATTATGAGTTTTCGGCCTAATTCGCTTGTATTTTGATTCATGATAGTATTTTCTCATAAATACTATCATGAATTTATTTAGTCCATGTAATCGACCAGTTCTTGCGATATTACGGCGCAATTGATCTTATCCATACAATCCTCTAAGAAGATATGTAAAAATGGCTCATTTCGCCTTGGAATCAGTCCTCTGACTACTGTGTGCCCATCTTTTGATCGGTATTTCCAAACAGGCACATTATAGATATCGTATTCGTCTTCAAATATTTCGAAAATGTTCGGTTTCATATCTCCGAATACACCATAGCGATTGAAGCCAAATGGCAGACCTAAAGAAATTGCACCAACGCCAAAAACATATGTTCCAGCAGAATGTTTTCCACAACCGACGCCACCAGCAGGGTTTTCAGTAAAACAATAGGCATTAGAGCCACAAGTGCATCCACAACATTGATATTTTTCGACAGCCTTTTTTACTTTCGTTTTCATATTATTGTTATTTTCTGTATTATACGGCCAAAAATCGGAAATGTTACAAAATTTCTCATAATTCCGTTTCATTCTTTCAAGTACTTCATCAGACAATTTTTTTGGATGTTCCATGTTATATCTAAAACGTCTGGCATCTTCGCCGTATAATATAGGTGTATCTTTAATTGGTTGGCTCATTTTCTGGCTTCACTTTAATATAGTTTACTTTTTCCATAATGTGCTGTGTTGAATTAGCAACAAGTGCGTTAACTTCCGTCATCTTACCGTTTGCAACCATGTATTGAAGCGTGATTTCCATGTAAATTTCTTGCATAATTATATTGTGTTAATTATTTGTAAAAGTGCACACCGATTATACTCAACACTCTTTAATTTATCAGCATACACTTCGCTAAAACTGTATCCGCCTTCATAAAAGACATCATGTAGCTTCTGTAATTCATGATTACCATCATTAATAAGCGTTATTAACTCGCAAAATCTGTCAATTTTTTCGTATATCATAATTTATAATATTAATTCTGTTCCATTATATAAGGTAATTGAGCAATGTCCTAATTTGCGCATTGTACGACATTGGCTGTCAGTAGGATTTTTACAAGTCTCATGTTTATAGCAGCCTGAACCGACAGCTATCCATCCTAATTTCGTTAATACGTCATCAGATATTTAACTGTTGGATAAATGCTTCTAGCGATTTCGTAATGGAATGAACAAATCTGGTAGGCATATTCAAGTGTACCAGTGAAATAATGACACTTTCCATAACGATCAACCCAGAATTCATTTTTGATTCTTTCTAAAACATATTCCTTATCAATTTCAGAAAGCTCACTCATTTACGTAAGTCTCTAAATTTGTCCCTATCGTATTCGGCAACAATTTTACCATCAGCATATTCGGAATAGATTTTTTTTATTTCGTCTTTAAAAAAGACTAATGCATCGATATCGGCATCATCATCAAAAGGACATGGTATTTCATAAGTTGATGAAAAAATTCCTACGCTAGGATCGCCAAAATCTGTTATTATTAATTTCATTTTTTCAATTCTTTTTGAATTAATGGAAATAACTTTTTCAAATAATTCGTGTCATATGAATCGCCCTTACATATAAAATGCCAAGGTTCGTCACATAATCCGCTGAGAGCTTCTTTAAAATATTTTTCTTCCCAATAATCGTCAATATCGAAGCTAATATCTTTAATTCGTTGCATTCTGTCAACAAATTCTCGTTCATCCTCACATTCTTTTTCAATCCGTTTAAATTCTGAACGGAGTTCTTTTTGTGCTTCTCGGAACTTATACCAAGGTAATTCATAGGACATATCTTTTCGAATATAACGTCTCACTGCTTTTAAAGTTGTTTTAGCATCAAATGATCCTCTATCATATGGACTTTTGAGAGCATTTACAAAGTAGCTGGAATCAATGCTACAAAGAAATTCCTTAATAGTGGAACGCATTGCGCCCCATTGATATGAAAAATTGCAATTTGGTGCGGCAATTATTATTTTGCCTGCACCAAATTCATAATCCTGTAAGATTACTTCGGCTTCGCCTATTTTAATTACTTCCAACATGTAGTTCTAATTTAGTACGTGGTTTGCATGTCATTGTATCGCCATTTTCAAAAGTTATTTCGTAACTTTTATTTGGCAATTTAGTTAATTCGGCTACGGACATGTTCGTACCGAATTTCTTTACAAAAATTGTATTACCAATTTTTAATTCTTCGATGATTATTTCGTGCATAATTATTATTTTTTTGGTTCTACTGCCGTTTGTATTTCTTTAATTGTGATGGCGGTGTTTTTTCTAATTGCTTCAATAGCGTCGTTATAATTAGTGTCTACGCACCAATCGAAGCCAATTTCGGAGTTAAAATCATAGCTGACATTATGACTTACATCAAAGCCATTATCGCGTAAGAAGCCTTTTAAAAGGTGTAGAAGGTGCGACTTACCTGAGCCAGCATTACCAGCAACCGTAATCGTTAATTTTCTCTTTTCCATTATTATTTGTTTAATATTCTGTTCAATTCCTCATAACTCACCTCGACATTGTACGTCGTTTTTATTCTTTGATGACTCATGGCTTATTCTTGTTTAAGATTATTTGCAACAATTAAAATAACGTCGATGCGGTCTTTACGTGTCTTTATCACTTCACTGCATAGACATGTTAAAGACATGACAGGTATTGTTTTATGCCAATCATATGTATAATATTTTGTCGGAATATTGTCATTCATATAGGCTTTCATATCAACATTTGAAGGCTTTCCTAAACGTTTACTGATTTCATCGAGCATTTTTAAAAGAAATGTAAATGAATCTGGACGCCATAGGTATATGATAACACCATCTTCTTGTTGTTTAACCTCATATGGTTTATCCATAATTTCGGATAAAATATCAGCAATTGACATAGAGTTTATGGACTTGTCGGATTGATAATTTTTTGCAATCAAATCATAATCCACATCGATAGCTTTCTTTTTCAGTACATCTATAAGCTTTTTATCAATTCGTTTCATTTTTGATTCGAAAGACAATGACAGCCATTCAAAAAATTTGATAATGTATTTCATATTACTCACTTTTATCTTCGTAAATAATTTCGGCATTGTAATAAGTCGCCATGTTTAAAATAAATTCATCCGTAGGACTCTTAAGCTTTTCAGCAAGTTTTTCCAGATTCACGCCATCGGAATTGTCTTTTTTAATGGCATCCATTATATTCATAATGGTTTCAGATTTGTTGATCACTTTCATACTATTTCTATTTTTAAATAATTTTACTTATACATGCTTATACGTAAGAAAACTGTATTTGTTACAATTTAAACAGTATAAAAAGAAAAAACCTTCCAAGTGTGCATCGTAGAGAGGCATGGAAGGTGTATTAATGTGGAGAGGTATGTCTCAGCCTTGCTCATTTTTTAAGACGATTCCATACATGTTACTTAAGCCATATACAGCGAACAATTATACCCCATGTGCTTTAATCGGAAGAAGAATTTTTTATACTTCTCGGCATCTGGATTTTCCAGATTTTTATGAGCCGCCTCTTCCTAGTGTGAAGCTAAAGGGAGTCGAACCCAAAGGCTAAAATCAGCAACTGCGCAATTACTAATTTTATTTATGATTACAGATCGGTTGAATCGTCGCATCAGCTAAATGCGATCCACACAATAATTCTCCTCTGTATCATTACCATCCTATAAACAGGCCATTACAGCCCATATATAGTTGCGAAAAAACCCTTCCGCATAACCCCATAAAGTGCCAGTTGCTAAAGCATTATTGCGAACCTCGCTGGCGGTGTTACTTATAAAGCCAATCCAGCCTTCCGTTTGATTAAGGATG